TTATTTGATGGAGGCACTCTAAATGGCTAAAGGACAGAATAAGGTTATATTTGAACCTGGAGCACCGAAGAAAACTCGTCAAGGGCGTTCTCCTCGGACTCTTCTCTCGGCAACTTCTCGTAATGGACGTAAAAAAAAGTATCGTGGACAGGGTAAATAGTTAAAAGATAAAACTTAATCTATGTCTTGCTTAATCACTAATCTACCTTCACAAGAAGTCTGGGTTCGTAAAGAGTATCTGACTGATCATCAAAGTGGTTGGGGTGAGTTTGTAAAAGGCGTCTGGGTATCTGCTAAGTCGATTCCTGGACGCGCTTTTTATTTTGAGACATATTTACCAGAGTATGCTGCAATGTATGATAAACTTCCTATCAGTGCCTTTGTAGCACGTCCTGAAACACCAGATCCTGATCTGAACTTACCTAATCTACAATTCTGGAATTGTATGGACTATGGAGTTGTTGCAGTTCAGAAACAATTTATTGGATCTATGGATTATGAGTGTTATACCCGTGACTTTGGACCTCAAAAAGGCACATATATCTGCACTCTAGACAACTATCATCAAGATCCAGATGTGATTGACTATGCAACAAGTGAAAATCCAGCAGAACACAAGTCACATAATCTAATTGAACTGCAAAACGGGCAGTTTGCACTTTATCCTAATAACAGAATTCGTATCTATGACAATAGTTTGACGCCTAAAGAACCAAAAACACCCGATTTTAAGGTCTCCACTCGGTATTATCAGGTTGAAAACAGTTATGAACGACTTGCGATGGGTAATGAAGACGAATATTTTTGGAAAACAGCACAAGAACGGGATAGCAACCCCGTAAAAAGTTCTGATTTTAACGAATCAGGAGCGCAAAATGACCAAAAAAGTCGATAAAGATGAAAATTTTATGAAAAATGAGTGGGGAACTCAGTATTTGTCAAGTGAATATGGTTGGGAGACCAAAATTCAGAAGCCAAAAATGCTTCGTGAGATCGCAAATGATGATTTAACACCCAAAAAACACGATTTTTATCATCAAAATGAAATTCATGAAAAAATTCGCAATGATGAGGATTATGATGACTGGGAATATGGAACTGAACCTCTTTATGAATCCAAAAATCCTTAATAAATAAGGTAGAATTATAGTATTCGATGCCTCTAGAAAGGGTTAGTCAAGGGTTTAAAGACATTAGTATGACTTTTCAGATTAATCCCCTGAATAGTGACTTAATCGCACTCAAAAATGAAACTTCAATTGCACGTTCTATACGAAATATTGTATTTACTCTTCCTGGGGAAAAATTCTTTAACCCTATTTTTGGATCTAGAGTAAGTAGATTATTATTTGAAAATATTGATGAGATATCAGCATCAAATATTAGGGATGAAATTGCAACATCCATTGTAAATTTTGAACCAAGAGTAGAATTAAAAAATGTTGAAGTGTTTCCTGACTATGATAATAATTCATTCAATACAGTAATCATATACAATATAGTAGGGATCGACTCTCCTTCGCAAGAATTACAATTTATTTTGCAACCAACTAGATAAAATGCCACTAGTAAACTTTTCAAATCTTGATTTCGATCAGATAAAAACTACTCTTAAAGATTACTTAAAGTCTAACTCTAACTTCACTGATTATGACTTTGAAGGGTCTAACCTCTCTACAATTATTGATGTTCTGGCATACAACACCTATATTACCTCATATAATGCAAACATGGTTGCAAATGAAGTGTTTATTGATAGTGCAACGCTTAGGGAAAACGTTGTTGCACTTGCAAGAAATATTGGTTATGTTCCTAAATCAAAAAAAGCAGCAAGGGCATCTGTTAGTTTCTTTATTGACACTACAAATATTACACCTCCACCAGCTACGATTACTTTAAGGAAAGGTCCGGTCGCTACAACATCTGGAGCTTTTGGAAATCAATCCTTTGTTTTTTCAATTTTAGATGATATCACTGTTGCTGTTGTTAATGGAATCGCGTCTTTTGATGATCTTAAAATTTATGAAGGTAATTTATTAACATCAAACTTTGTTTATGATTTAAGAAATCCAAATCGTAGATTTATACTTCCAAATGCTGGTATTGATACTAGTTTAATTTCTGTTAAAATAAGATCGAACGAAACCTCAACATCTCAAGTTAATTATGTATTACAAGATAGTTTATTTGAAGTAAAATCAAATTCTAATGTTTATTATCTTCAAGAGATTGAAGATGAAAGGTACGAAATACTATTTGGTGATGGTATATTTGGAAAAAAATTAGAGGAAGGAAACTATATCACTGCAGACTACATCGTAACAAATGGAGATAGTGCGAATGGAATAAGTCAATTTACATTTGCGGGTAGACTCACCTATACTAGAAATTCTGTCGATTATACAGTTACCTCTGGTATTTCTTTACTTACAACTGGTTTAATCGCATCGGGTGGGGAGCAAATTGAATCTGTGGATTCAATTAAAAAGTTTGCACCTCGCATATACGCATCTCAAAATAGAGTCTTAACTGCAGAAGATTATGAAACTCTCATACCAGCAAGAATTTATCCAGAGACAGAATCAATTTCTGTTTTTGGTGGGGAGGAGACCATACCTCCACAATATGGAAAGGTTTTTATTAGCATTAAACCAAAAACTGGAGATTTTATCCCAAATTTAATTAAAGAAAATATTAAACTTAAACTCAAAAAGTATGCAGTTGCAGGAATTGTGCCAGAAATTCTTGATTTAAAATATCTTTATTTGGAAGTTAGTTCAAGAGTTTATTATAATACCAATTTGGCTTCCTCTCCAGAATATGTTTCCACGATTGTTCAAAATAATGCATCTCAATATTCAGAATCATCAGAACTAAACAAATATGGTGCGAGATTTAAATATAGTAAGTTTTTAAGAATTATTGATAATAGTCATGAGTCTGTGACTTCGAATATTACCACGGTTCAAATGAGAAGAGATATAAGAGTAACATTAAATACCTTTGCAGAATATCAAATTGGATTCGGAAATGAATTTCATATTAAGAACATGAGTGGTTATAATATTAAATCAAGTGCTTTTAGAATTGCTGGAATTCAACAAAATGTTTATCTGTCTGACATACCAGATACAAACAGAATAACTGGATCTCTCTTCTTTTTTACAGTTCCATCACCAAATTCCACAAGTCCAACAATCATAAGAAGAAATGTTGGAAAAATTGATTATAAAAAAGGGATCATAACTTTAAATCCAGTTAATGTTCAAGCAGGAAAAATAAAAGATGGTCAGACAATCATAGAAATTTCAACCTCTCCGCTTTCTAATGACGTTGTAGGATTACAGGACTTATATTTACAACTAGATATTAGTAATAGTATTTTTGATATGGTTGTAGATAACATTTCATCTGGACTAGATCCATCAGCATCAACTTACATATCATCTTCAAGTTATGCGAATGGTTTCCTCGTTCGTCCTGGGGGATTGGTTGAGTCATCTGCGGTTATAACTGGAACTGGAACTCCGACCACATCAACTACATCAACTACATCAACTACATCAGTTTCATCTGCGGCCGCTGGAACTTACTCAGCACCAACATCATCATCTGGTTCATCTGGTTCATCTGGTTCATCTGGTTCATCTGGTTCATCTGGTTCATATGGATACCCATAATTAAGAATAAAATATTAAAATGTCAGAAAAAAGAATTCAATTTAGCAATGTAGTTCAAAATCAACTTCCCTCTTATGTTAGGGAGGAGTTCCCTTTAATATCAGAATTTTTAAAACAATACTACATCTCTCAAGAATTTCAAGGAGCTCCAATTGATCTTATCAATAATATCGATCAATATATTAAATTAAATGAAATTACAAACTTATCAGATAGTGTAATATTATCAAATGATCTGGAATTTGGAACTACAACAATTAACATTGATTTACTACAGTCTCCAAGTGGAACTAGAGGATTTCCAAACTCATATGGACTTTTAAAGATTAATGATGAAATTATTACATACACCGGAATTACGACCAGTAGTTTTACTGGGTGCATTAGGGGTTTTAGTGGTATAACCACTTATATTACTAATAATAAACCAGAGCAACTAACGTTTTCCTCCTCAAATTCTGCAGAACATCAGGGTAGTGACTATAATTCATCCAATGTATTGATCAGAAAAGGAGATGAAATAAAAAATCTAAGTATTTTATTTTTAAAAGAATTTTTAATTAAATTAAAAAAACAATTTCTGCCAGGATTAGAGAATAGAAAGTTAACAAATCAATTAAATCAAAATCTTTTTATAAAACAGTCTAAAGATTTTTACTCAACTAGAGGAACTGATAGATCTTTTGAAATTTTATTTAAATCACTGTATAATGAAGAGGTAAAGATTGTTAGACCTAGTGATTATCTTTTTACTCCTTCATCTGCAAATTATCAAGTTGTAAAAAATCTGGTTGTAGAAGCAATAGAAGGAGATCCTCTAAAACTAGAAAATAGTACGTTAAAACAAAATCAATACGGCAATTTATTTACAAAAGCATATGCACCAATAGGGAATATTTCAAAAAATGTCTCTGGGTTAGGACAAACTTACTATACTTTAAGTCTTGATGCTGGATATGATAGAGATTCAAGAGTTGATGGAGCAACCTATGGGGCATTCTCGATTCACCCAAAAACAAAACTAATCGGAACTATAAGTGCTGGCGCCACAAAAACTTATGGTGTAACAAATAATGGATCGGGCAACTATGTTTTTACTGGTGATGCTATCGGAAGTAATCCAACTCTCAGTGTGGTGGTGGGAGACATTTTAATATTCAATATAAATGCATCTGGACATCCGTTTAGAATAAAAACAATCAATTCCACAGGGACTAGTAATAATGTTACTACTGGGACTTTAACAAATAATGGAGCGCAAGTCGGAACCGTCTCATGGGATACTAATGGAGTAGCACCTGGCATATATTATTATGTCTGTCAGAATCATACCTCTATGCGAGGAGAAATTCTAGTGTCGTCTGGCCCAACAACACTGGATGTCGATTCTACTGTTGGATTTGGAAATACAGGAGAACTTTATGTTACCTTTAATGATAACACTAACGGAGTGGTCGCTTATACTTCAAAGTCACTGAATCAGTTTTATGGATGTTCTGGTATTACTAAAACAATTTTAGATAAGTCAAGTATTGGGATAAACACATACGCATATGGCGAGTATTTTTCATATGAAAATGTAGGAACATATTCTACGGTTAAAACTAAAAATATAGTAAAACTTAGAATTAACTCTGTTATACAAGATCTACAGATACCAACAGAAAGTTATTATTATGATTCAGATGATACTATTTTAATTAAAACTTTAGGGTCAAGATCAAGAGATTTTTTATCTAAAAATTGGTTCTATAATGTAGCATCAAAATACGAAGTGAGTAGTATAAGTTTGTTTGATGCTTCAGATAACACATATAGAATAAATTTAAAGACTAATCATTATTTAAAAATAGGTGATGAAATTTTCATCACCGGCACAGATTTGATTGATAAAAATTCAACTATAACAGATATTTTATCAGATAAATCAATTTTAATTAAAGGTCAAGGACTTTTATCTACAAATATTAGATATACAATTAAGAGAAAAATTTTAAAAGTAAAATCAAATACTTTCGCTGCATCTAATTTCTCAACAAACGTTCAAAATGTTTATCTAAATCAATCTGAAACATCTGATACAAAACCAGATAAAATTTTAATATCCTCCCCATCAATACCATCTTACCTCGGGCAACCGATTAATACAAAAGATAGATCTGTTCCTGTTAACGGAGATTTTTCTGGAGAGTCTCTAACAATCCCAAATCATGGTTTTTATACAGGCGATGCAATTTATTATACACCTCAAAAAATAAATGTAAATTATGTTGATTCTAATTCTGGCATAACATCAACTGGTGTAATAGTTAAAACATCATTATTTTACAGTCTCGATTCTAAAGATGATTCTGGAAAAAGAGTTGCACCATCTGGAGGAATATTCGTAATTACTGGCACCGTAGGTCCTAAAGAAGTTTCTAATAGAAAACCTCCAAGTGAAGGATTATATTACATAAAAAGAATTGATTCTAATACAATTAAACTGGCAAAAACTAAAAATGATATTTACAATTCTAACTTTATATCAATAGGCAACACTAGTGTAGTTGATTCTAATATTCGCCCATATAATTTTAGGTTGAAAACATTAAAACCACAAAAACTTCTGCGTGAAATTAGTGATCCAATATTAGATGGAGAATCTTATGAAACAAAACCAGGATTTACTGGGATATTAGTAAATGGAGTTGAAATCCTTAACTACAAGTCATCAGATACGATCTATTATGGAAAATTAGAAACAATTGATATATCAACACCAGGATTTGGTTATGATATAATTAATCCTCCAAACTTATTTGTTTCTGATAATGTTGGAACAGGAGCAACGGGATATGTATCGGTAATTGGTTCACTTCAAGAAATCAGAATTTTAGATTCTGGTTTTGATTATATTAAAACACCAACTGTAGCAATATCTGGGGGAAATGGATCTGGAGCTAATGCCTCAGTAAACATGAAGTTAATTGATCATTCTGCAGATTTTTTTGCTGACTCTGGATCTGCTAGAATTGGCATTGGATCTACACAATCTACAATTGGATTCACAACATACCATAAATTTAGAAATGCTGAACAAGTAATATATCAAACCAAATCTCAAACTGCTGTTGGCGGGATTAATACTAACTCATCTTACTATGTTTCTGTTGTTGGTCCATCAACTGTAAAACTTCATCCAACACAAAATGATGCCATTATTGGCATTAATACGGTAGTTTTAAGTTCATTTGGAATAGGCAAGCATACTTTAAAATCAGTTAACAAAAAATCTGTTGTAGAAAGCATTACTGTTACTTCGCCTGGGATAAACTATCAAAACAAACAAAAAACAACTAATATTTCTGGCATAAACACTTCACTTAATCAAATAACAATTGTTAATCATGAGTATAATTCTGGGGAAAAAATTAAATATACACCATCTGAAACTGCTATTGGTGGTTTAACAATCGGAACAGAATATTATGTGACAAAAGTAGATAATGATAACTTCAAATTATCTCAAGTTGGTGGTACTACTGACAAAGAATTTTACTATAGAACTCAACAGTACGTTGAACTTAGTTCTGTGGGAGTTGGAACTCACTCATTTAACTATCCAGATATAACTGTTACTTTATCTGGAAAAATAGGAATTTCCTCGATTGGAACAGAGACTTTTGAGGCAAGAATTCAACCAATTTTTAGAGGTAACGTTTCTTCAGTTCATCTCTCGCATCAAGGTGTTGGTTATGGATCTTCAGAGGTTATTAATTTTGAAAGAGTACCAGATATCTCTTTAATTTCCGGCAAAAATGCACAATTACTTCCTGTGATTAATAATGGAAAAATAATTGAGGTGTTAGTTCTAAATTCAGGATCCAATTACAATTCTCCCCCCAATATCGTTATAAACGGAGATGGAATTGGCGCTGTATTGACTCCGGTTATTCAAAATGGTGATTTGACTTCGATAAAAATAATTGAATCGGGAAGTGGTTATACTCAAGCAGGCACCTCAATTGAAGTTCTATCTCCTGGAACTGGTTGCAAATTTATACCAAGAATTAAGAACTGGAGAATAAATCTGTTCGAAAAACATTTCAATACTTTCACTCAGGATGATGGATTTATAACTGAGGGAATGAAATCAGAGTATGAACTTCAATATTGTCATTTGTACTCACCGAGAAAGCTAAGAGAAACTTTATTTTCAACAGATTCATCTGGAAAAACTTTATACCAAAGTAAAGATTTAAGAAAAACCGGACCTGGTGGTTTAGAAACAACTCCTTTGGGGCACTCTCCAATTATTGGATGGGCTTATGATGGGCATCCAATTTATGGACCATATGGATACGTCACAAAATCTGGCGGCACAGTTGCTCTAATGAAATCTGGTTACCAATTAAACTCATCTAGAAGTTCTGGACCACCAACTTCAATTTATCCTTTAGGTTTTTTTGTTGAAGATTATACTTATAAAAATGTGAGCGATGAAACAGTTTTAGATGAAAACAATGGTAGATTTTGCGTGACTCCTGAATTTCCAAAAGGAACTTATGCTTATTTTGCTACAATTAACACCTCCTCAATTGATACTGTTCTACCATTTTTAGGATATAAAAGACCACTATTCCCATATTTGGTTGGAGAGAATTTTAAAGGAATTCCTAATAAATTTAATTTTGATCCTAAATCAAATCAAGATGAATATGATTTAAATAATACTAATTTATTGAGAAATACTGAACCATATAATTTAATAAATGAACTAGTAAACTATGAATATCTTAATTTACCAAATAGTTTGAATCAAAAAACAGATATTACATCAGTGACTCCAGGACAAATAGAAAATATTGGAATTATTACTGGGGGAAATTTTTATAAAATAAATGATTCTATTATTTTTGATGAAACTGGCACAGGTGGTTTTGGTGTCATGGCAAAAGTTTCAAAACTATTAGGAAAGTCAGTTAATAGTGTAAGCGTTGCTACTAGCAGTATAAACAATGTAGAAATATCACCATCAAAAAATAAGGGCGAGTATATTATTATATGTGATAGTCCACATAAATTTAAAAATACCGATATCATTAATATAACTGGTCTATCAACCACTTCATCAAAAATAGAAGGTTCTTATTCAGTTGGAATCGGAAATACGGCACTTCTTACTGTCGCTGGATTAGGAACAACCTCTTCTGGTATATCAACGATAGGCATTACTGGGATAGTAACATATTTCAGTGTCATGGGTAATTTTATTGATTTGCGAGAAAATGATATTCTTAGTATTGGAACGGAGAGAGTAAAAGTTTTAAATGTACAACCTGAATTTTCTAGAATTAGAGTATTAAGAGGCGTTGATGGAACTGTCGCTGGATCAGCACATACAGTGACCACTATTCTTTATGCTGACCCAAGAAGACTTATAGTAAATGTAGGATTTAATACGTCTTATAATTATAAACAAAATAAACAAATTTATTTTGATCCAGCAGAGGTTGTTGGTCTTGGAACATCAGCAGGGGTTGGGATTGGATCAACAATAACAATTTCCAATCCTGGCGCCGCGACGACAATATTCATTCCAACTAAAACTCTGTTTATTAAAAATCATAATCTTGAAACTGGAGATATTGTAACATATTCTTCGAATGGTGGGAGTGGCATCGTTGTTGAGGATCAACATAATGTTGGAGTTGGAACAACATTATCTAATGGTCAAACTCTGTTTGTTGCAAAAATTGATAATAATTTGATTGGATTATCAACCGTTAGAGTCGGACTTGGAACGACCGGAACCTTTGTCGGAATTGCAAGTACAGTAAGTTCTTCAACAACACTTTTCTTTAAAAGCATTGGTGTTGGAAATACTCATAGTCTTAAAACAAATTATGAAGTAATCACTGGAGAAATTAATAGAAACCTCGTCACTGTATCCACAGCTCAAACTCATGGATTAGAAACAGGTCATACTGTAAATGTTGATATAAATCCATCAATATCTACTACATTTACCCTTACTTATAGCGATTACTCTAGAAAATTATTAATTAATCCACAAACTTTTAACTCATCCGGTATTAACACATTATCAAGTATTTTTACTGTTATTAACCATGGATATAAAACAGGTCAAAAAGTTTTACATACTTCCACTTCTCCATCTCAAGGACTTTCTAATAATAAAAGTTATTTTATAGTTAGAATAAACGATAATAGTTTTAAATTATCAAACACATATTTTGATTCAATTCAATTAAAACCATCTACTATAGGTATTTCTAGTGCCTCTAGTGGGACTTTTTCGCTTATTAATCCACCATTAGAGGTTTATAGAAACTCTACATTGACTTTTGATCTATCGAGTTCTACATTATCGTACATTAATCAATCAACTTTATATCCCGCGTTTGAATTAAACTTTTATACCGATGAAAATTTCACTAAACTTTATGATAAAAATTTAGAAAGTGCAACTTTTGAAATTCAAAGAGTTGGAGTCGTTGGTGTATCAACTAATGCAAAGGTTACGTTAACTATAAACGAAAAAACACCACAAACACTATTCTATAAGTTAGATTCTGTCTATGATAATGATTTACCGGCAGTAAAATCTGAAGTTAATGTTGACTCTGAAGTTCAACTGAATAATAGAGTGATTTCTAAATTTAGTTTGTATAATGGTAAACATGTAATAACCTCCATCTCTTCAACGGCGTTCACTTACCCCTTAAGTATGAAACCAGAGAGATCATCTTATGTTTCCTCAACATCATCTCTGAGATATGAAACAGATTGTGTACATGCCTTTGGTCCGATTTCGCAAATTGAAATTAAAAATAAAGGAAAAAACTATTATGCTTTGCCTGAAATTACTTCGATAAGATCTGGTATTGGTTCTGGAGCTATTTTAAAAATCTCTAGTACTTCGATAGGAAAAATCAAAAAAGTAAAAATAAAAGATATTGGGTTTGATTTTGCATCTGATAAAACAGTCAGACCAACTGCTGCAATTCCTCAAATAATAAAAGTAGAGGCTTTAGCATCATTTGATTTTATAGGAATAACCTCTGCCGGCAGAGGTTATTCTCGTGCTCCAAAATTACTTGTTCTTGATGGTAGGACAAATTCTCTGGTTAATGATGTTGATTTAAGGTACTCTTTAGGTGACAGCCAAGTAAAAATATTTAAAAATACATTTGGTATTAATAATGTAAAACCGATAATACTTCCAACTCAAAATACAAATGGGGTTTTGATTCAGCACGTAGGATATAATACAACAAGTAAAGATGTTACAGTCAAACTTGCAGTTGGTTTTAGCACTGCAGATTCTTGGCCGTTTGCTATTGGTGATAAAGTTCTGATTGAAAATGTTAGTATTGGTATTGGATCTACAGGAAAAGGATTTAATTCACAAAATTATAATTACAAGTTGTTCACATTAACTGGTGTAACAACTAATCTCGGGGGAATTGGATCTGTTACTTATAGTCTAAATGGTTTGGTAAATGATGGAGAACTTGTAGGAACATTTAGCACAGCAACTTCATCTGGCAGAATTATTCCTGAAAAACATTTCCCAGTATTTAATCCTAAATTAAAAACAAATAATTATAATGTGGGAGAAATCGTAAAATCGAAATCATCATCTATCACAGGAACTGTTGAGAGTTGGGATTCTAGAAATACAATTTTAAAAATTTCTTCCAAGGATCAATTTATTAGTGGTGAAATTATTGAAGGTTTATCATCCAAAACTCAAGGATTTGCTTCATCTGTCACATCTTTTGATACGTCTTTTGTTGTTGGATCCTCTTCAACTATTACCCAGGGATGGCAAAACATATTTGGATTCTTAAATAATAATCTTCAAAGAGTACAAGATAGTTTTTACTATCAAAAATTCTCATACTCTTTAAAATCAAAAGTAGCATTTGATACTTGGAAGGATCCAGTAGGCGCCTTGAACCATACTTTAGGTTTTAAAAAATTTGCTGATTATCAGTTAGAGTCAACTCTTCCAAGGGATAAACAAACTGATATGAAGATTGGTTTATCAACTGAATTAGGTTATGTTGAATCTGTTTTAGACTTGACCAGGTTTGTTAATTTAAACTGTGTATTTGATTTTGATCTAGTTAGAGAAAATTCTATCAATCTTAACTCTTCAATTATCTCGGATAAAATTATTTTTTCAAATAGAATTTTAACTGATTATGAAGAATCAATTGGAAATAGAGTTTTATTAATCGATGATATTAGTGGATTATTTAATAGTAATCCAAGAGCGACGGCATTTAGTATTGTTAATACATTTAAGTTATCCTCTGTTAGAGCACAGAAATACATTACATTTGTAACGGACAGAAGATACACCGCTCAACGACAACTATTAATTGTTGATTTAATTCATGATGGATTTTTTGCTTACATGAATCAATACGGGAGAGTTGAAACTACCTATGATCAGGGATCATTTGATTTTTCAGTTTCTGGATCAGATGGTCAGCTTTTATTTTACCCAACTCAATCAAGTATTAATGATTATAATGTAACTTGTTTATCTTATAATCTAGATGATAATCTTTTAAGCACAGGATCTACAAGCATTGGAGGAGTTCTATTAATCGATACTGATAGTGTTTCTTTATCCTCCGGAGTCACGACTAGCATAGTTGGAATTGCTAGCACTTATAGCTCTGTCAAAGTTCTCGTTCAAATAACTCCTGATATTAATTCTAATAAGTTTGAGTTTGAAGAATTAAATATTGTTCATGACGGAACAAATATTGAATTATTAGAATACGGACAATTAACAACAATTCCAACTGCTTTTGGTGGTTCTGGTTTAGGAACATATCATCCGTATTTTAGTGGATCAAACTTAAAAATTGATTTCATACCTAATTCCGGAGTTGGCATTGGGACAACTGGTGCAGTCAATACCATACAGGTAGGATTGGCAAATTCGTCATTTAGTGGAATTGGAACACTTGATTTAAAACATGCTAGACTTGAAGTAAGAACAACCTCAATATCTTCCTCAGCATCTCCTGGTCTAACTACAGTTGGACAATATCCAAATGAATATGATGCTGCTTATTTTGTAGTTCAAATTGTAGATACTACAAATAATAGATGCCAAATGTCAGAGGTTATTGTCGTTGATGATTATGTTGACACAACAACTTCATATGATACTTATGATACTGAGTTTGGTATTGTTCAGACACATTCTGGTCTCGGAACAATTGGTTCAAGAGTGTCTGCAGCAGGCACTGTTGAGTTGCTTTTTACTCCCATCCCAAGTATTGCCACTCAAGTAAAAGTTTATATGAATGCTCTACGTCATCAAGATGATAGTAGAGATATCATAAGTTTTAATAATGGTACTATTGAAACTTTCCTTTCAAATTATACAGGAACTGAGAGAGATATTAAGAGATCCTTTGATTTAAAACATAAATCAGATCCAATTTTTGAGAGATATTTTAATGGAAGTAGTAGTTCAATCGTAGATCTAACAAATGATACAATTTCCATTCCAAATCACTTCTTTGTGACTGGAGAGAGTGTTGTTTACTATCAATCTGGAGCGGGAACAACCCAGGCAATTGGAATTGCAACAACAACAATCGCTGGTGTTGGATCTACAGATAAATTAACTCCAGGAATAACAACAACAAATAGTCTTTTTATTGTAAAAGTAGACTCAAATAAAATTAAACTTGCGTCCAGCGCACAAAATGCACTAAAATTTGTTCCAGATGTTTTAGATTTAACGAGTGTTGGTATTGGAACCTTACACCGTTTTGTTTCCACAAATCAAAACGCAAAGGTTGTTATCTCCCTAGACAATATTATTCAATCGCCCGTTGTATCAACTGCAGTAACCACTACTCTTGCGGATCAAGTTTTTACAACTGATGATCTTATCAAATTTAGCGGAATAACCTCATTCTTCGGTGGAGACTTAATTAAGATTAGTAATGAAATTATGAAAATTGAGGGTGTTGGTATAGGGAGCACTAATACAGTTAAAGTTCGTAGAGAGTGGATGGGCACATCACTTGCTGGTTATTCTACAGGTCAACTAGTTACAAAGGTTAATGGTAACTATAATATTATTGATAATACTATTACATTTTCAGAAGCTCCATATGGTAATACTCCTCTTGGTACAAGTACAAATCCACCAGATGAGAGAGATTGGACTGGAATAACCACATCATCATCTTTCCACGGAAGATCATTTATTCGATCTGGAATAAAAAATTCCTCTAACGACACGTATCACAAAAATTATGTCTTTGATGATATTTCATCTGAATTTAATGGAACAAATCAAAATTTTACTTTAAAATCTAATGGAGTTAATGTCTCAGGGATAACCAGCGATGCTGTAATCTTGATTAATGATGTCTTCCAAGGTCGAGGAAACTCATCCACCTATGTTTTAAATGAAAGTTCTGGAATAATCACAATTAGTTTTAATGGAACCGCACAAGTTATAACATCTGATGTTGGAATATCTTCATTCCCTAAAGGTGGAATTATTGTTTCTGTTGGTTCAACTGAAGGATCCGGATATCAACCATTAGTCTCTGCGGGCGGGACAGTTACTGTCTCCTCCGCTGGAACAGTTCAATCAATTACAATTGGAAATACTGGTTCTGGTTACAGATCTGCAGCAACATACAAAATTCTCACTGATGTTTCTAATTCTGTTGGAATTGGTTCAACCATCATTTTCTTAGAAAATAACAATAGTGTCTTCAGTCTATTAAGTCTACTTAATACTGGGTCGAATTGTAGTATTGGGGTTGGAACATTTATTGAAATTAGCAATGTTATCACCTCAGTTGGATCTACCTTTGTTCAGGTAGGAACTGCTGCAACAAGTCAATATGCCATCCCATCTGGAACACAAGCAGTAATTAAGATATCAAATCCACAGACTGGAGTTGTTAATATTGGTGTAAGCACTGGTTCCGTTGGAATTAATACAATTGAGCATGTTGGTTATGCTACAATTATTTCTGGGGGCATATCAACAACAGTAACGATTACTAACGCCGGATCTGGTTATACAGCACTTTCATTAATTAAGACCGAATTGATTTCACATCCAGTTTCTTCTGGAAGCACAATAATATTTACATCTAACTTAACTAATGTAAATGTTGGAAATGTTGTTTCTGTTGGCACTGCAATTACAAATGCATCCATCGTTGGAATTGCATCCACATCATTTACGATTGGTTCTGGCAGCACCTCACCCTCTTCAATTGGAATTGGAACGGTTATAACATTTAAAAAAAATAATCCACCATATGTTGTAATTGATAGTCCAGACTCATATTCTAATATTCCTCTTCGTTATAGTTCATCTTCGTCTGGAGTTGGAACAGAAGCAAAAGTCGATATTGTTGTTGGACAAGGTTCAAGTGTAATAGATTTTGAAGTTACTAATACTGGTTATGGTTATAGAAATGGTGACATACTAACTGTTCCTGTTGGCGGATTAACTGGCATTCCAACTTCTGCTAATTTTAGAGAATTTCAACTTACAGTTCAAAATATTTTCACTGATGAATTCAGTGGATGGTCTATTGGTGAACTTGATGTTTTTGATAATTTTGATGAATTATTCGATGGTAACACTCAAACTTTCCAATTAACAAAAGGTGGACTCATTAAATCAATCGTCGCTGCAAGAGGATCAAATATTATTGTTCAGGATACTTTACTCATCTTTATTAACGATATTCTTCAAGTTCCTGGAGAGGGTTATGTTTTCTCAGGTGGAAGTATCATAACATTTACAGAGGCTCCAAAAGTTGGAGATACCTCAAAAATTATTTTCTATAAGGGAAGTGGAAGTGTTGATGTTGTAGGTAGAGAAATTATTGAAACTGTCAAGGTTGGTGATGATTTAACGATTGGATATGATGCATCCGTTGGTCAACAACCATATCAACAAGAGGAAGAAAGAATAGTAACCTCTATTAATTCTACTGATGAAGTATCCACTGTTTCGTATTTTGGACCAGGAAATACTGAGGATGAAACTTTGTTAAGACCAGTTGTTTGGTGCAGACAAACTGAAGATAAAATAATTAATGAAAAAGATGTTGGAAAGGATAGAGAACTTTACGAACCAAATATCAATCACTTTGGTTATGTTATAAAAACAGTTGGTGTTGGGTCCACTGCAATCTATGTTGATAATATTAGACCATTCTTTAATGCCCGAAATGAAAATGATACGTCTTTAACTTTCCAAAATAGTATTACAATTATATCACAGGAAAATAGATCTGGCGCTATAGCTACAGCAGTTGTTTCTGGTTTAGGGACAATTTCCTCTGTTGTTATCTCTGATGGTGGTGCTGGTTATACAACAGCAATTGTAAGTTTTGGATCAACTGTTGGAGTTGATACCTCTACAAGAGCATTTGGATCTGTAACAATCGGAGCTGGCGGAACTATCACTGGCGTAGCAATCACAAGTCCAGGAGTTGGGTATACTTCATCCAATCCACCTCAAGTCCTTATTTCATCACCCAACCCTGTGGTTGAAACAAATAACGTGTCTTCATTCTCTGGTGATTCTGGTGTGATTGTTGGATTTGGTACAACAACACAATCCTTTATTGATAAATTTATATTTGATTTTTATATCCCACAAGATTCTTTCTTAAGAAACACCACCTACGTTGGAACTGCAATTACATTAAGTTCAATAAACGTTAATGATTATTTCATTGTTTATAATTCTAATGTTGGTATTGGAAGCACAGTGTTAATATCAAAAGATGTTTTAAACAACATAGTCGGCATAGGGACAAATTTTGTTGACAACGTTTATCAGGTTGATACTGCTTTTACAACACAATCAACTGTGGCTGGAATTGGACTGACTCATGTAAGAAGAGTTTTTGCTCGAATAACAGGTATTGGAACAATTAACTTCAGTTCCACATTAATAACATTTGATTCTACAGTGTTTACTTTTGATTCTATAGGTAGTGTTGGAAGCGCATACACTGGAATTGTGACAACATCAAATTACTTTGGTAATTTTAGTTGGGGTAGAATAGATCTTACTGCAAGGGCAGAATCTAACGAATTTAATTTCTATGGTGATAGGAGAGTTGGTGGCATCACGACTTCAGCGATTGTTCAGAGAACCAAACCTCTTAAATTTAAAAAGTACCTAATCTAAATACTTCTAAACTAAAACATCTATAATGGCAAGAGTAGCAATAAACACTGGAGCAGCAGCTAACGATGGCACAGGTGATACTCTGCGAGCAGCTGGTGGTGTTATTAATGATAACTTTCTTGAGGTTTACACCTATCTAGGGGCGGGGAGCACTACAACCCTATCTGCACCTGTTTGGAATACCACATCTGTAGGTATTAACACATTGAGAAATGTTGGAATGGGAACAACAAATCCAAGATTTGCTCTGGAAGTTGGTGCTGTTGGGACATCAGGAACCACATTATTCGTAAATGGTGATGCACGAATCACTGGAATCTTAAGTATTGGAACTTCGTCTATCACTCTTAATGGGTCCACGAATATTATTAATGTAGGCACCGGTGTTACTATTAATGGATCTACCGGTATTATTAGTGCAACATCCATTGTCTTGAGTGGCACAACTTTAACTGGCGCTGCGGTAACTTCCATTGTTGCAGGCACTGGTATAAATGTCTCTGGATCTACGGGGCAAGTAACGATTACTGCAACTGGTAGTGGTGAATCATCCCAGTTCGTAACTACTGCTGCTGGTATTCATACACTCTCTAATGTTGGTATCGGAACCACAAACCCAACAAGTGCTCTTACAGTGGTTGGTAGTGGAACATCAACATCTCAACTTTTTGTTACCGGTGTTTCTACATTCCAAGATAATCTTGGAGTTGGAGCGACAACAAATCCACCAGCATACACTTTAGATGTTGCTGGATATGCAAGAATTAGAGATGGTTTAATTCTTACTGGTGGAAGCACGTATCCTGTTGAACTTTTTGCGGATTTAATCATTGGTGGATATAATTTGGATATCTTGGGTGGTGGAAATTTAAATGTTGATCCTGGTAATTTAAATGTTGGTGGTAATGTAAATGTTTCTGGTATTTCAACTTCAGGCACACTTAATGTTGGTACTGGTGGAACTGTAATTACCACAACTAGTGCTGGATTGGTTGGGATTGGAACCACAAATCCAACAAGTGCTCTTACTGTAATTGGTAGTGGAACATCAACATCTCAACTTTTTGTTACTGGTGTGTCAACCTTTGTTGGTTTGATTACAGCTGGTAGAATCACTGCAGGACTGACTAGTAGTATCATACCTTTCTATTACGATACATACGCAAGTCTTCCATCATATTCTACTTATCACGGTGCGGTTGCTCATGCACATGACACTGGTAAGTTATATTATGCTCATACACGTTGGGTAGAGTTAGTTAATACGGAAGCTGATGGAACTGTAGGCACAGGCACTGAAAGATATAATATTGGAATCACATCAGTTACCACATTAAACGTTTCTGGTGTAGTTACCGCAACATCATTCGTTGGTGATGGTTCTGGTTTGACTGGTGTTGTTGGTTCTGGTTCGGGTCTTATCATAAAAGACTCTGGAACCACCGTAGGAACAGCAGGAACGATTGATTTTGGAGATAATTTAACAGTTTCTCCGATTTCTGCTGGTGTAGTGACTGTAACCGGATCTGCTAGTGGTGGATCATCCCAGTTCGTAACCACTGCTGCTGGTATTCATACACTCTCTAATGTTGGCATCGGAACCACAAATCCGACAAGTAAACTTACAGTTGGTGCTGTTGGTGCTGCTACAACTAACTTAGTTGTAAATGGTTGGGCAAATATTAGTGGAATGAATATTGTCCAAGACACTGACACAAACTCAATTTATATTGGATATGAAGCAGGACAAAGTTTACTTACTCAAGCAAATGATAATGGTAATATCGCTCTTGGTTATAGATCTTTATATGGATCAACTTCCCCAGATTATTGTATAGCAATTGGATATGAAGCTCTTAGAAATCCAACCAGCAACACTGATAATACTATCGCAATAGGACATCAGGCAGGTTATAATGGTGGCGGTGGATCAAATGTGTTTATTGGATATGAAGCAGGACAAAATGCTACTACTGGACATTCTAACGTTGCTATTGGATATCATGCAGCACGCTCCAGTTCTCCCTCCTTTGGTGTTTATATTGGGTATGATGCTGGAAAGAACGCTGATGGCATTGGAAACGTCTTTGTAGGACACAACGCAGGTGACGGTGTTACATCTGGAGATTATAATACCTTTATTGGTGAGGCTGCAGGAAATGATATGACAACTGGTAGCGATAACGTCATTATTGGTGGATATCAAGGAAATGAAAAGGGACTTGACATCAGAACTTCATCCAATAATATAGTTCTTTCTGATGGTGATGGAAATATAAGATTCTATGCAAACTCCAGCGGTAATGTTGGAATTGGAACCACAAATCCAACAAGTGCTCTTACAGTGGTTGGTAGTGGAACATCAACATCTCAACTTTTTGTTACTGGTGTTTCTACCTTCAGTTATATCCAAAATACTGGTATAACATCTACCAAGGACCTTATTGTTTATGGAACTGGTAATGATGCTGGTTCTGCATCAACTATATCGTTTAGAAGTAGAAACAATTACATTGATTTTAATGCTCAGCTCGCAACGGCTCAATCATTTGCAATTAGACTCCTGAATTACCCTGTTCTTCAAGGAACTTATGTTTACCCAAATGGTGGTTCTGTATCCTTAAATAATTGGGATGGCACTGAGGGAATAGCAGTCAATGATACTGGAATTTTGATGGGTCCTGCATTTGCAGGGCCAGGCACTGGAAAACCAGTTATTATTGGCACTGGAACTTCTACTGGAACTGCATTACAACAACTTCAAGTTACTGGTGGTGCTTATGTTTCTGGTAATGTTGGACTTGGAACCGCAAATCCATTAGGGCCTCTACAAGTTGGTGTTGGATCTTCTGCAGTTATAGTTACTTCTACTGGATCTGTCGGCATAGGAACCACAAATCCAACAAGTGCTCTTACTGTGGTCGGTAGTGGAACATCAACATCTCAACTTTTTGTTACTGGTGTTTCTACTTTTGCTGGGATTACCACAGTTACTGGGCCGACACTATTTGCTAAACAACTGAATGTTTCTGGTATTACAACAGCAACCTCTTTCAGAACCAATACAACTGTTGGTGATGGAACAGATGTTGGATTTGCTATTAAGTATTACATAACTGCAAATAATAATTCCTCTGCATATAGATTTGCTGGTCCTGGAGTATTA